CCAAATTGCTCAAACAATCTGGAAATGTTCAAGTAGTGTATACTCCATGACTATGAATACACTACTTGAGCGTTTCTTCGCCACTTTCACTTCGTCTGCACCTTCTTCAAGCAGACAACCCCAAGGGGATGAACTCGTCGCGTTTTTGAACTTGCTTGAAAACAAGATGACTCGTTCCTCTTTCGACAGATACAGACAAGTCACCATTGATATTGTTTCTGTTTTGTTGCATCTTCGCACACTTTTATCATCCGCCGAGTCTTGGCAGACTCGTTCCCTTGCTTTTACAGTTTCTGCCAACCAGCTGTATAACCTTCTTACAAACAGCAGGTATTTCCTTTTTGAAGCGTCCAAGATCTTGAGTCAAATTAAAACCACTCTCGATAATGTTCGCTCTGCCACTACTAACATTGGTATTGTCACACATTCCTCTCCATTTGACGATGCCCCTAACATTCTTAAGAACCTTTGGGAACATTTTGCTTCATGGATTACTACCAAAACACTTTCATCCTTAGTTGTTACTTCCTTTCGTACCATGTTTAGCGAAAAGCTTTCTTCTGATTTCCCTGGAAACAAACTGTTTTCATCTCTTGCTGAAGAGTTGTCTCTTTCTGTTTCCAGAGAGCTCACGTCTATGAGTCGCGGGAGCCTCAAGACGATTCCTTCTATTTTGTTTAGTCTCTTTCATACTGCTTCTATGTGGCTTAAGAAGCAGCTTGGATTCGAGACTGAAGAGACTCTTCAGCTCAATACTCAATACGTCCATCTTAATAAGATTTGCGAAATTTTTACTACCGATGGCGTTGAGAATATGGAGTCGAAGCTTAGTCACCTCCATCCCGCATGCCCTTGGGTCAAAGACACCTTCCGATCGAACGATATTGAAGGTGTTCGAGACCTTATTATGTCTAAGACCAATACTCTTATATCTGACATAACCGCAGTCGTTAATAGCCGCATCGACAGCGATTCCTTCTCAGTTCTTGCCAGCATAGCGACCTGGAAGAACATCCTGGCTTCACTTGAACAGATTAGGGTTCAAGTAAGGGGAGCTAAAGCCGATTCTTCTTCTACTTGTGGCGCTATTACCATTATTGGCGCTCCTGGTGTTGGTAAGACCGTTACTTCTGAATCCATGCAGTTAGCCTTCATGCAGGGTAAAGATTTGGCCACTACCGGGAAGATCAACCACTCTTTCAAAGAGTATTGGTCCCTCATATTTACTTGGGCCAAGAACGATGTTAAGTATTCTGCTAAACACGCCGCTTGGTGTCTCACAGTTAATGAAGTCGGCTCCACTTCTGAAGCTAAGAAAGCACAGACCCCAGCCTCTGAAATGTCTTGTCCGCAGTCCGATTATCCTCTGTTTATTATGGAGAACACTGGTAATGGCGGCAACATGCGCATCGATGGTGCTGCAATTAAAGACAAGGGCAAATACCTTCATATAGGCCAGATTGTTGGTACTTGTAATTCCACAGACTTTTGGCATCACATGAACAACCCAGAGGCTCTTAATCGACGCAACACTACCATGCTTACTGCGGTTAATCCCCTCTTTTCTTCCCGTCAGAATGAAGTTAGGGTTGATCACAAGGTTTGTCATGAAAATCGCCAAGATGGGTCTTTCGGCATGTGCCAGCTTATCTACACCAGCTGCTATTCCCCCACTGGCATGTCGAGTGGAGTTCGTTCTGGTATGTGGGACCCCACAGCTTCACAGACATCTAAAGTCATTCATTTTCCAAGCTCGGATCCCGGACCCAATAAGTCGGCTTTATCGTCGCTTTACAAGGGGTTCCTATATTCCTTTGTTGGTGATGCTCTTGTTACCTCCAATCACGTTGAGACTCTACTCTCTGACTTTTCTAAACCTACTTCTCATCCTCTTTCCACTGGATTATTCCATATGACTAACCTAGCTGAGTCCAGAGAGAAGGAACTCGATGGCGTTTCTGTCACATATAACGTTTTTGATGCTCTTACCGCTCATTCATTTATGCTCGTTTCTTCTACCGCTACTCAGTCTAGCATTGACAGATATCGCGATAACCGTCCTAAGACGTTGGTCAACTATCCCTTCGGTTTCTCTAATGAGTACCCTTATGTTGACAGCGACGAGTTCAAGGTATACTTGGACCAACAAGTCACCGATTCTTTTACCTTTTTAGACGCATTCAATTCCTACTTGAGTTATATTAGTGGGTTGCAGTCTGCTGAAGGAGACTCACGCTGCTATATCTTTGATATGGGCCCTTACGCCATGGTTGCTTTCCTTGTTAGTGAAGAGTTTAGGGAGGCTGTGTCTAGGTCTTCTTTCGAAGTTCATGTTAAGATGAACCCGTCCATTTCTTTATCTAACAAGGATGGTACTACTCTTGACGCTCACTTGATCTGGAAAACGCTTCACGATAGCTCTAGCACTGGGCACAACTGGCCTCTTTCTCAGTACTATCTTACACAATCTCTTGTCTGCGCTAGTATGTGGAAGATTCATTGCTACGTGAATGCCTTAGATTGCTCCTCTCAACCTAGAGTAGACTTACACTCTAAAAATACTGCCTGTACTGGCTATACCTTGCCTACCCACTTAAGCACTCATATGGAGTTGGATGAGTCTAACGGTAGGTATTTTTGTCGCCATTGCAACACTAGCTGCGACGAACTTAAGCCTTTTAAGCCGTCCCATTATAAGAGGGATAGTTCAGGCCATGTTGTCACCTATCACTCTTCTCATTTTAGCAGACTTAAGGAGAAGGTAGCTAGTATTAAGGCCAGGATGACACAGCATTTTGCCGATCTTGGCGGGAATGGCGACACACCTGATTTGGGTCCTAATCTTATGGAAATGGACTCAAAGATATCTCGAGATTACATTAAGATGTACATACATTACATCACCACTCAACCTGGTGCTGCTATGTCTGTTTTCCTTAATTTCCACCCAGTGGAATCCAGGTTTTCTCGACACCTTGACGCTCGTAACTCCACATTATCTGGCAAGCTCTTCCGCGTCCTATCATCTTGGTTCTTTGGGGAGGACTACGTGCCGGGAGCTTTCCGGTATGACGATTCCTCTTGGCTTACCACAGGGCTTTTCTTGTCTGCTCTATCTCTCCGTACTCTGGGAGGATGGAGATCAGCTTTGACTAGCTTTGCCGTTAGCTTCTATTCCTACGGCCCGCTGTGCTTCATTCCAATTATATTCAGGCTTGTTTCCTTCATTTTCTGCCTGTTTATTCTTTTTACCTGCCCATCTGGTCGTGTCTGCTTTGCTCGTTGGTTCAACATTTGCAGTGTTGTAACTACCCAATGTCTTACTACTAAGATTTCTTCTCTTTCGCAGCTTACCCGTTCGGGTACTACTACCAAGCCATCTCACATAGGCACCGAAGATATTTTATGTGATGACGTTGATTTCTTTACTTTCAACTCCTTTATCAATTCGAGGTGTTCCCACGAGTTTGAGAAGGTCTTGTGCGAAGTATACACTTTCGAAAGCCCCGCTTTCTCCTGGAGGTACTTTATAGCTCAGTTCTTATCCTTCAGGATCCCCTCAGCTCTTTTGCTACTTTTCGACAACTTTGTCTTCCGTCATTTTAGGATGATTTGGATGCCTATTTCTCGTTATATAACGCGTCGGGTATTCGCTAGCTTCCTTTATTCCATTGCTCCTCCTGGGTTAGTAGCTAATATCTATTTCGCATCTACTCAGCACTCTTGCTTTTCAGATGCTACTGACGACATGGCTACTAAGTCCGAGGGGTCCTCCGACGTGTATTGTAGCAACATGCGTCCCCACGCTACACGCCAAGTCTACGGACCAGTCAGTATCCGCTCTTCTGCCTCTGGTATAGTCCTACCGTGCAGCCAGGCTTACAGAACCAGGTTCCTACACCTAGTCGCTTATAACTCGAAGATCGATTCTACGGGCGCGTACTCCAATTTGGAGTCTAGATCGCCGCTCAACACAGCCTCTTGTAACAACGCCCATTTTTGGGTTTTATATTACATGAAGTTTTGTACCATGACAGATCCTATTATGGATGCCCACCTTGTAGACGATGTTAGAGCAGGTCGAGCTGCTGTACTTTCTAGGACTACAACCGTTGATTCACTGACCGGTGACTACTTTATCGATTCATTTACAAGGAACCTTGCTGTTAACGTTTCGCCCGAGCCTAATACAATAACTGACGCGACGACTAGTTACGTTCTTACTTCAATTACTCAGATCATAACTAACTTTAAGTTCTTCAGTGAGCGTACGCTGGTTGGGAGGATGTCTCGTGACACTCAGAGGCTTGACAATTCAGACTATGAATGCAATTTGCTATCGTGTAAGTTGATCATGGCTCACAACGAGTATTTCTTCCATTATTCGTCCCATACTCGGGGCTTAAACCACCATTACACTCATCAAGTGTTTAGCATTCCTAGATCCATTGGTAGGGTGACGCCTCCTGGCATGGCTCCTGAGCTTGCAACGTATCTTTTGACTGGGGCAGGAGTTCTTGCCTTCTACAAGATAATAAGATACCTTACCTCCATCGAGCAAAGCTCCAGCCAGTTTCATACTTGTCCTACCGAAGTTGCTCACACTGTTCCACCTGAAAAGCGGGAGAGGAAGTATGATCTTTATATAGACTCTACTACTCCTGACAACATTGCTGACGGCATTAAGAGGAGAAGTGATGATGTTGAGACCATAACCTTCACTGATATTCCAAAAGACGCTAAGGCCCAATGGGAGAGCGTTGTCAGTTTAGAGAAAGGAGCACGTCATAATATACCTACCAACATGGTCAACCATTCCCTCACTTACCAAGATACTGTGTCTCACATTCGGAAACATACCTTTAAGATCTTGGTGAAACTTGGGTCTAACTGCCAGATTGCTACTGTCAATAGGATTCATACCAGTCCTAAAGCTGTAGTATTTCTCGGCAATGCTCATGCTACTGATCTCAGCGGAGTTTATAGCATACCTAAGGGACTTCATCCAACTACACCCGGTCAAGCTAAGCAGCTTATTGACGAGTGTAAGGTTGTTTGTTATCCTCTCCAACTATATCAGCGAGTTAAGAGTGGTTCTAAGACTACTCATTTTCGACCGTATCAACTTGTCGAATGCTGCAGTCACGTGGAGGTGCTTCGCCCTGGTTGTGGCGACGCTGTTCTTTTTATTTACTATTTTACCAACACAGCAGCTCGCGAAGGTATTATGAACTCATCCTACAAGGAGTATATGCACCTTCCCGATCAATTGGATCCCACTCCTATGCTTATTGGCAAGTCTTTAGTCATGTTTGTTCCCGCCACTTCTAAGCACACAGACCCAAATGGTAAAAGCCATGTCAGCAACCCTATTGATGACGTTTACGTCATTTATCTCACTATTAATCGCACCGAACAAACCTATCATGGTCTTAGTTTCGTGTGCGAGTGTGAGAGCCGCCAGCAGTTTAGTATCCTTAGTAAGGGAGATAGCGGATCGCCCGCTTTCCTCTGCTATGGTACTCGCTACGTTCCTTTTGGCATCCATAGCGGCGTTTCAGGTGGTAGCGACATTGATGCAATCATCACCCCTATCTTTAACGGAGAGAGTGAGAGTTTTATTGACATCTCCAATTTGTTGAGGGATTCTCAACTTCTGGCAGAGAAAGTGTTTCAGTCGACCGTTTTCGATTATGATGACCAAGACTATATGCTCTCTCGAAACCTCGTCACTTACTCTCATATTACCATTCCTCCTCATGGCTCTATAGCCCCTCCTGGCGATACTTCTCCGAAGTATAACCATCCTGACAATGAACTTCTTAACGCTGTCAGGTGTTGCACTACTGCTGAGCATGTTGGCTTAGTTCGTGCCGAGACATTTAAGGCTAGTCCTGTTACTAAGCATGTATTTAAGCCTTTCCCCACGGACACTGAGTTTGAGTCTGCTGGCATAGACCGCTCTACCCAGTATTCCGAGCTCGCCAAACCTCTCATGTCTTCTATTTTGACGTCAGGCTACGACTATTTCGAGCATTTCGGTCCTGTTCAGAGTATTGTCTATAGCTTGATCAGGGCACGCTTGTCCGAGGATTACCTTAGTCTCTCCAAGAATCCTGATCTCATGGAGAAGCTCAGCCGTTGGCGTTCTCCCACCACTATGAAGCTGCTTAGCCATAACGCTTCTAGTTCGGCTGGATCCAAGCTCACTATGAATGATGGGTCTGTCCTTAAGAGGAACAAGGATTTCAAGAGCTTCACTCCTGAGGGAGCCGTTCTCCTTACCGCTGCTTACGGGCATATGGTAGATCATGTCAATGATGAAGCTAAAGACGGCGTTGCCCCCGCTGTGTTCGCTCAGATATTTGGTAAACAGGAGGTTCGTAAGAAAGGCAAGGCCATGCGTGGTGTTAATAACGAGAGTCTTTTCAATAGGATTTCCGTTAGAGAAGCACTTTACCCGCTGGAGGCGTTTTACGATACCCCTAATACCAACGGGGAACTCGGCCATGCTGTAGGTATGGATATAGCTACTGGCCTCCCCAGGTTGATCAAGGCTATGGGGGGCTTTGGAGCTGTTGGTACCGCCTGCGATTACTCTGAGTACGATGCTCGAGTTCCCCCTGCAATCAAAGATTTGGCTCTCCAGTCTATCTGGTGGTTGTACAGGTTCGCTGGTTTGGTGTCGAATGATCCTCACGAAAGGTCTAGACAGCTCAATAAATTTGTAGCTCAGACTCACTCCTTGCGCGTTCCTCAGACTAGCGCTAATGGGGTTGTATACCTATGTAGCCCCGGTGTCCCTAGCGGTCATTCTGCTACTACGACTTTCAATTGCCTCTGCAACCTAATCCTCAACTATACCTTTATAGTTATGTCGCTTTCTTCAGACCCCGCCCGCAAACCCGCTAGGGACTTTATCTTGCGTAAAGGAAACTGGTCCCGTATCATCTTTTTCCTTTGCTACGGAGACGATAGCGTCTTCGCCCTGAAGGATACAGATGAGTCTCGGGAGTTTGTTCGCCTTCTTACTGGTGGTACGGATTTTGGTGACGCCATCAGAGCCATTGATCTTCCTACCCAAGCGAGGAAATTGGGCATGATCTTAACTGACGATAAGAAGAGGATTCGTTTTGAAGTTAACACTCTTGACTTTCGTCAGGACCCCAGCGACCCGAATTGGTCGTTTTGTTCGAGGACTATCGTCACTTTTCCAGGTCTAGATGGGAACCCGGACGTACATCTTGGCGTTTTGCTTAAGTCTAACATAAGCAAGTGCTTCTTTTTCCTTCTTCAGACCCCTGACTTCAAGTCCTTTGAAGACTTATCGGATACTTGGGTAGAACAATTATGTTCCAAGTTCGAGTCTATGCTTAGAGAAATTGCTTTCTATGGCCTGTTAGATTATATTTTATTCGTCAAGGCTTTCATCAGCTTCACCAAGCGCATTACCTTGCCTCCTCACCCGAGCGTTCAAGGTATACGAGTTAGATGTCCTGGTGAGCGACGGCTAGTTACGGCTATAGATTGGAAAGAATTTCCCTCCTGGAAAGATATCTTAGGCTGCAGGTTTGGCGATAGCATCTTTTACATGGGCGATGATGGTAAGCTCACTAATCGGCTTAAAGTGTCATGTAAGTCGAACACTCTCTTTAGAGCCCCTGACAGCGTCAGTAAGTATGTTGATATGACGCCGTCTGACTTTTTATTGGAGGCCTAGTAGGACTCCATCCGCGTAGTTGGTTCCGCGGACCTCTTTCATGAACCAACACCCCTTCCACCCCCCCTACGGGGCTTCTTTCCCTTTCTTTTTAGCTGAGTCAGCGTAGGGGCTGACTCCCTGTCGTGCAAAATTACCGGACCTCGCACGACGCTTGAGGTCTTAGCACCCTGGTATGGTACTACCACACTACTTACAAATATGATGTTTCCCACATGTCTACATGGTGACAGACCCATGTCCGTTTTGAACATTATTTATCATTCCGATACCACCAACATCCCTGCGGATGTTAGTACCGCACCTCCAACTCAGACTGTTGAGACCGTCCAGTTTGAGGATGCAACCCAGCCCTTTTGTTATGATCTACCATCTGCATCCGATTATACTAGGGGCGCTGCAGCCGACGAGGATCAGTTTTCTATTGACAACTTTTTCTCTAGGCCGCTCAACATTCACACCTTCACATGGCAACCTGGCGTGCCACATGACTTTGAGATAAATCCTTGGGCTCTCTATCTTGAGAACAAGAGGGTTATCAACCGAATAGCAAACTTCAGTTTATTCTCCTGTGACAAGATGGTTATTTCCGTCCGTGTCAACGGAAACCAATTTTATTACGGTAGATGTCTTATGTCATATCATCCTCTCCCTGGTATGAGCGAAGTCTATGAGGGCATGAACTCTATGTCTAAGCTTATGATGTATTCCCAGCGTCCCCATGCTTACATCAATCCTACCAACTCCGAAGGTTGTGAAATGACCCTTCCCTTTATGTGGCCAGAGAACAAGCTACGTATAGTCGAAGGAGAATGGAACCAGCTTGGAAAGTTAAACTTTGATACATTGTTTGACCTTCATCATGCTATGGGTTCTCCCGGTTCCATTACTGTTCAGTTGTTCGCTCACCTCGAAGGCGTTCAACTTTCCGTTCCTACCTCTTTTAACCCTAACACTCTCGTTCCTCAAAGCGGTGAGTATTCGAATTCCCCAGTGTCTGCAATGGCTACCTCTGTCGCTCGAGTTGCCGGAATGTTAGGCAATGTCCCTGTTATAGGGAAGTTCGCTAAAGCAACGCAAATGGCTGCTTCAGCCGCTGGAGGTATAGCCGCGCTCTTTGGCTTTTCTAGGCCCAGGGTGCTTGAAGGTATTAGTCCTTTCGTCCCCCGCGTCGCCGGAAATTTATCTGTTTTTAATAGTACGGATAATTCTATGACCTTGGCACTTGATAACAAGCAGGAAGTCTCGGTTGATCCGTCCATTACAGGAGTTGGTGGCGATGACGAGTTAGCTATCAAGAGTTTAGTGACTCGTGAGTGTCTTATCTCTACTTTCCCCATCAACATGACAGATGCCCCGGGTCGGCTTTTGTGGAATTGTGCTGTTTCTCCTTCTTACTCTAGTTTTGATGGGTCCGGCGGTGGAGATTGCTTCATGATGACCCCAGCCTCTTACACGGCTTCATGCTTTGGCTATTGGGGTGGCACCATGAAATATAGATTCATGGTTGTTGCTTCCGATTTCCATAAGGCCAGGTTGCGCTTTGTTTGGGACCCCATAGCTAGTCCAGAAGTTTCTGGTGCACTTCCCGACGGCCCTGAATGGAATACTACCAAGCAATGGGTTGTCGATATCTCTGAGACTAAGGACTTCACCATTGCCGTTGGCTGGGGTCAGCCTACCTCTTATTTGAGGTACATTGCTCCATTTTCTACCCAGGGCGCTACTGGTACAGGAAATCAATACTTTAACTTTATTAGTGGTCCTGACTCTGGTCCTATTCAATTCCCAGCTGGTTTTACCAATGGAGTTCTTTCATGCTATCTAGTTAATGAGCTCACAACCCCGGCTGAAGCCTCTGTTCCACAATACGTTCAGGTCGCCGTCTTCTCATCTATGCTCAACGATGCCAGGTTTGCTAATCCCATCACTGATACCATACAGGGTCTCGAAACCTTTTATGATCATAGTGCTGCTGCTAGAGACTCTCATTATGAGGTCGTCCATCACAGTGCCACCATGGGAGCTGATGATCCTCAGGATGCTGTTGAACCTATTTCACAAGACATCGATCACATGTTTGGTACCTGGGGTTCTGAGTCTGACAACACTACAGATGTCTTCTTTGGGGAGGACATCGTTTCCGTTCGTCAATTGCTCAAAAGGTTTGTTTACCATTCTACCTTTGGCTCTCATGTCAACCCCGATTCCAGTAGCGACCCAAAAGTTTTGGCTTATACTTGGCTTAAGTTGCCTGCCTTTCCGTTTTTCCGCGGACCTTACGCTGATTCTCTTCAGCAAGCTAGCGTTAGTGGTTCTACAGTTCCGTATAGTTTCTGTACTGTTACTTTCTTGAACCATTTCGCTCCTTGTTTCGTTGCTTGGCGCGGCTCTTTGAGATGGAAAGCTTTAGCCTCACCTTACTCTAGTTTTAAACTTGATGTTCCTGGTCCATCTTTATCTATTGGTTATGAGATCGACGGTAAGTCGGGTTTCTTGTACACCGAGCGTTGCCCTAACTTGACTGTGGAGAATTATGGTATCGTAGTTGGAACTTCTACCAATGTCGTTGAAGTGGCCGGTCATAGGGAACCTATAGCTCTTGCACCTTCGTACTCGTTGCAAAAGATTTCCGCTACCGAGAGCTTCAACAACATTACCGGGAGGATGAGTCATGCCGGCGACGGGTCTATGGTCACTCCCCTGGCCCAGAATGCCGTCAACGAGTTTGAGATGCCTTACTACACTAACGCGAGGTTCAACTCTGCTAGGAGGCTTGCCGTTATGAAGCCTCTACCTTCAATGACTAGCGCCAATACCAATCTCCTTGCGCGAGAGAGGCCTCAGAGCTTCGCGCTAACCTATCCCCAGACACACAAGGTTGACCTTTACCAATCCGTCGGTGAAGATTTCAATCTATCGTTCTTTCTCAATGTCCCACTAACTCGTATAGTGGGTGCTGGCTCGAACGTTACCCTTCCTCTACCTGCATCGTAGGTAGGCCCCTTTGCTAGTGCTGCTAGCTTCATACACAGACTTGCGAGTTTCGGGAGCCATCCGATTTACTGTGTATCTCTCTAAGAGAAGCGACTTTTGTCTCATCCCACGTGGTGACCTCTCTTAGAG